CCTGGCTGCCGGCTGGTCGGGCTGGCTTGCTATCCGGCGTACCGCCTTCGCAGCTTAACAGCATAACTCACTCGCTTACCCGGCCTACGGCCTCCTTGCGCTCCCTCGATGCACATATAATTCAAAATGCCTCGATATAAAAAAAGACGTTACACACGACGTACCCGGCGTGCAAAACGCAAATCACGTAGTGGTTCAAATAAATTGGCTACCAAAAAAGACGTTAATAATGCCATCGTACGTAAGATGGAAAACAAACGTGTAACGGACAACAACATTGCACTACAAGATAGTAGCGAACTAGACTACCTACGATACAATGTACTGTCATTAATCACGCCGGGCGTTACTATACAAGGACGTATAGGCAACTCCGTACTGCTTACAGGTATAGGCATTAAGTACAAATTTAAAAACGAAATTGAAATCGGACAAGAATCATCAGCGTTGCGCCCCGGGCCAGTCACGTTACACTTATACCTAGTATCATCAAAAAACGGTTTTTACAACCCTGAAGATACTTTCTACAATACATTCGCTACTGGACAGAACGAATCGTACCAAATACTAGATGATGCTTCGATAAACGACGGCCGGCGTACCATATGTACTGATATGCTTAGAGTCCACGGACATCATCAACGAACAATACAAATTACTATGGAAAAACCAACGGCTCAAATAACCGGTAGTTACAACGTCCGATTTAAAAAACCAAAGAAATGCAAATTCATACAAAACTATACTACTGGAAACGAACTAGGTACGTATACACCTAACATATTCCTTATAGGATTCTTCTACACAGGAATAGTAAGATCGTTCAGAGATCCAGCACTAAATTACGCAGTAGATTTGGCATGTACAACATACTATAAGGATTAAATATTGACTACGTTATAACGGTCTACCGACATCTTATTCATATCCGGATGTTCGTTACAAAAAACAACAACATGACACTTCGATCGCAATATCTTAGTTTGACTCCAATACTTTGGAGAAAACACAACACGATCTTTCAACTGTTCCAAGATTGTATACTGCATGAACTCCATTCCACCTCTAGGAACGTTAAACAAAAATATAGACTTAGTTACATCAACTGCAAAAGCCAAATCGTCTCGCTTTCCAACAGATAACACTTGTACTTTATCGTCCAACTTCGTTAACATGTAGCGACAAAACCACGACTTTCCAGTTCCACCGTCACCGTCAACATAAAAAGACACTTTACGATCATCTGGCGTACCTTCCAACTCGGAATACAGATCGGTCTGCCAATCTCTCATATCATTCGTTTCCAATACCAATGCCGGACAATGAAATACAGCGAGATCAACCAACTTCGATTGATAGCGCAACCATAATGCCGGCCAACGAACCGCAATAATCTTCTCCGACGGAAACTCATCCAACTCCTTTAACCAATTACAGAATTCGGTGACGCCGGTCTTTGGAACAACCTTGACGGTGCCGACAGGGAGATCTCCGAACTCAACGTAATCCCCTCCCTTCTTGCAATAATCACTAGCCTGAGCCGGTGTTCCCCTCGAAACCTCGTAATGTCCACGTTCTCCAATAATACTTCGTAATGCAACACGGCGTTTTCTAGATATGAAAATACAATATCCCTGGAGATGGGGAGTTCCGGAGTCTCCAACCTCAAACCCATAGACGAGATAACGCAAACCTGCGCCATCCAAGTTTCCTCCGAGTTGCTCGAGTCGTAAAACATCTTCAGGAGTATAGTTGTTATAAGTAAACACCCAGCGTGGACCTTGATCGTTTACTTGAGGAGGCATTTTAAGATTGTGAGTGAGTGAGCAGAGAAAAAGAGCAAAGGTAATACTGTTTGCTCTTTTGTCCGACGTACATATCTGTGTAGAGATAGTACACGGTTCCCGGACGGCCCGGGGGGCTTCGTGGACCCTGGTACTGGGCCGATCATACCCTGGCTGCCGGCTGGTCGGGCTGGCTTGCTATCCGGCGTACCGCCTTCGCAGCTTAACAGCATAACTCACTCGCTTACCCGGCCTACGGCCTCCTTGCGCTCCCTCGATGCACATATAAT